TCGTCGGTGACTAGGTGCGCCATTGTCTTGAGCACTTTGCCGTAGCGGTAGCCAGAGGCCTCAAACAACCGAGGGTTTGATGCCACCCAGATCTTGTGAGGGTATCCAAGTCCGAGCATCAATTGATCAATGGCATCCTCGCCAAGGTTCTGCGAGAACTCAAAGAAATGCCCGTGATCCTTCTCATTGAACCCGCCTAAGATGCTGCCGTTGCCACTCCCGAAGTAGGTGCTGGTGTTTGCGTAAGCCATTAGTATCCCTCCTGTTTGATCTCTTCGACTGCTAGAAAAACCATTGCACCAGCGACAAACAAAAACGCTGGCCCGACTACTGCGAACATCGGGTCAATGGTCTGGCTGGTGAAGTAAAATGTGAAGCTGAGATATGCCCCAGCGGAAACAAAAATTATTGCTGACATAATCGCCATCGTGATTTTAAGTGCTACGAAAAAGATCCTCATGGCTTACGCCCCCATCAATAGTTTTTTGAGTTGAGCGACTGAGCGCCCACTGATTTCCGCAAGTTCTTGCAGGGTTATGTTTGAGCTATCGAATAGCTCTATGATTTTTTGATCGCTCACTGTCGCCCTCCTGATTGATTTAATTTCTATGACTGCTTCTATGCATTCGTGCATTGCCTCCTCAAGAATGAACGCCTCATCCTTGTTGACGATGTGCCACCAGTTGCCCCAAGCCTGATTGTAGAACTCCTGAAACGCGCCCATCTACTTGGCCCCCGTGAACATGATAGAGCCATCTAAGTAGGCAACCTCTATTGATGTGCCACCAGCGAACACTGCGGCAACCTCTGCGCTGTGCAGGTCAATGATTGGTCGAGCCTTGCCGTTGCGGGTCGCCTTGGTTACACGGCGTGATCCATTGGGGTCAAGGGTGAGGGCTATGAACCCATCACCATGAGTGATGCTGAAGCTTGCGTCAGGGGTGAACCCTGAAGCTGCTGGCTTGGCACCCTCGATCCAGATGCGTACTGCTCTGGCTGTCTGCTTTGCTGTCGTTTTTGCTGTGATCATTTTGATCTCCCTGTTTCATAGATTACTGAGGTGACGGACATCCGTATGCCCTCCCAGCCTGTTTGCGCTATCCGAACGGCGGTAGCAGATTGAGCACTGGTAGCTTTTACGCCTAGCTCATCAGCGGCGAACTCCGTAGCGGCCTCAAAAGCACGCTTCCAACAACACGCAAACTCATAAGAGTTCAGCGCGGCTTCCGCCATTTGCTGGATTTCCCACTGTGACAAATATGCTGTCTTCATTTTGATCTCCCTGTTTTAGTGTTAGCTCAATCAAGCGCACTCATTGAATGCGCTTTGTTGAATCAACTGTTTCGTGAGTGTGCCGCCAGTAGCGCGTTGATCTCTCTGCGCTGCTCATTGCCGAAGTGCTTCCACAACGCCTTGACTGAGATCCTGTCCAGCTTTGATTCCCGATCTTCGTAGTCATCGTTGTAGGTTGGTGCCTCGGCGTGATCTAGAGAACTCCAGAGGGCCGAGTACAACTCACTGCCTACTCCGTCGATGCACTCAGCCATCGTGTCCACTGTGATGTACTCGCAGTGCCGATTTGCTTTTATTCGATTTGCCATTGTCGTGCTCCTATTATTTTTCTCTGATGGTGCTCATCAACTCTTTGAGTTCAATCTCTCCCAACTCAACCTGTATCAACATCTTGAGGTGCTTGAGTGTGGTGCGGTCTAGCTCACTCACAGCGGCCCATGTTTCCAAGGTCAATTCGTTATTGCTGAGCAGGTGCGGCTGGACTAGCTTTTGCTGCTTCTTGTTCAAGTTAAGAATCTTTAAGAATGATTTAGATATCAACATTGTCGTTTCCCTTTAGTTGTAAATACATTCGATGGCACTAGCCAGATAGCCAGTGCTCTCTTATCTATTTACAAATTGTTGTGTGTGATTCTGCCCATTGATTGTCGGTACGCTCACACTGGTTAAGTGCTTGCCAGCCTGCCCATTGATTGTCGGTGCGCCTGTCACTTGAAAATAACCATCTTCGCCAGAGAACGTCTTTCCCGTTCCTCTCTGGTCGCATCGTTGCAGCGAGGGTGGCGTGAACCAGACAACGTGCAAACGATGGTAGAAGAACTGCCCCTCCTACGGGGTGTCAGATTTAAGCACTCTGACTTGCATCCCGATTTCTGTGTCGCTTCGGGTTACGATCCCAGCCGGTTAGTCTGCCCGTTTCCGGTACTGCCTGCGCTGTTGATGAGATGGACTATGTGGGTTGGGTGGGACGTTGTCTATAGGTCTAGTGAAAATAAATTCAATTAATTTTGAATGTCGTTATTAATCAATGACTTACAAGCGAAAATAATTTGTACGGATGCGTTCGATTCGCTGGGGTTAGCACGAAGCACCCCCGATTTAACCAAGTTAGCTATGGGGCGTTGGGCGTAGTTCGAGTAGGATTCTGTTGATCTGGTGCCAGAAGTCTGGGTGGTCTGATAACTCCGCATTTAGGTAGGCTCGGCTAAGTGTCGGGTCTTGGCTGCAAAGTCTATCTATGAGGTTCTGCTTATCGCGTTCAGCTAAGTATGGCTCTAGGTCTATTACGTTTGTCTTAGTCATGGTCTCGGTCTCTTTTCATTTGGTGTGCATATGAAACGAGCGTGATCTGAAAAGGTTACAAATAAATTAATTGAAGTGTCGCGGGTCGCGGGTTGGAAGCCAGCACGGCTGCCAGTGGACAATGGCGGTTTTAGAAGGATCACCAGACGATGGCGAAGTTAACACCCAAGCAAGAGCGGTTCTGCCAGTTGGTTAGTGGGGGCAGCACATACGCTGATTCTTATAGGGAGGCTTACAGTAGCCGTGGCAAGGCTTCCACCATTCAGACTGAGGCCAGCAAGTTGGCACGCAACCCTGCTGTTACCCATAGGGTAGAGGCGTTAACGGAGCAAAAGGGTAGGGCATTAGCTCGAAAAGCGGTCACGGACAGAGAATTAGTTGTGGGCAAACTTAGAGCGTGGGTATCTGACGGCATCGACCCTACAACCGGCGACGAGCCCACCCAGCAAATGCTGACGGCTGCACAATTGTTAGGCCGCAGTGTCGCACTGTTCACCGACAAGCTGGAGCAAACAACTGACGATAGAACCGCCGACGATGTGGCTGCTGAGATCGAGCGAAGGCTGGCCCAAGCTAATGCAAACAGTGATAGAGAGGGGTCGGACTTACACTAGCCGTTAGTCGCAGTACATCATTCGTGTTAGTCGCATACCAATGGGATCGTTAGTCGCATCACAAGCTGGTCGTTAGTCGTGGCTTAATCAAGCTGTCAGGAGCCCTGGGGTTCGACCCCCCACCCCCCCTATAGCCTGGCGAGTACCCGTCATATATACATAGTGAAATGCTCAAACAAATGGCTTATTTTTGACTTCAGAGGCAGACCACGAACCACGCCGACTGCCTTTTGTTGTAGGAATAGTTCCGTAAAAAGTCGCTAAAAAAATTTCTCAAAAAAAATTGGCTTTTTGTTGACATCACTTGAAGTCAGCGGCATCCTCTTATAATCAGCTTTAGCTGTTAAGAACGTCATTTGAGAACGTTATTTAAGAACGTCATCTGATAACGTACTAACCTTCTAAAGCCCTCCTTTGGGTCGGGCTAGATAGCTATAAACTATAACGTTCTCTTAGAGAACGTTCTCTGTGGGAATTTATGTCAAAAAGAATAGACCCAGAGTTACTACGGTCTTTACCGGAACTTCCTTTAGAAGAGCAGAAAGAGATCCTCTCGCTGCTTGATGACCTCGAAACTTCAGAAAAGAAAGAGCGTGCTCGTTCTGAGTTTATGGGTTTTGTTAACTTCGTATGGCCTGCGTTCATAGAGGGCCGTCACCACAAGATCATGGCAAATGCTTTTGAGCGTGTAGCTAAAGGTGAACTCAAGCGTTTAATCATCAATATGCCGCCTCGGCACACTAAGTCTGAGTTTGCGTCATATATCCTTCCTGCTTGGTTTATGGGCATGTTCCCCGAAAAGAAAGTTATTCAGGCTTCTCACACCTCCGACTTAGCTGTTGGCTTTGGTAGAAAGGTTCGTAACCTTGTGGGCAGTGAGGATTACAAGACTATATTCCCTGATGTCGCTCTTAGAGGCGACTCTAAAGCCGCAGGCCGCTGGAGTACCAACAAGAACGGCGAGTACTTCGCTATCGGTGTTGGCGGTGGTGTAACGGGTAAAGGTGCTGATCTGTTAATCATTGATGATCCTCACTCGGAACAAGAGGGGCAGAGCGCAGACCCTGGAGTATTTGATAAGGTTTATGAGTGGTACACATCAGGGCCACGGCAGCGTTTGCAGCCTGGTGGTGCGATCATCTTAGTTATGACTAGGTGGCACAAGCGAGATCTTACAGGCCAGATCATGAAGTCTTCGATGCAACGCGCCGGAACAGATGACTGGGAGATAATTGAGTTCCCTGCCATTATGCCTTCAGGGAAGGCGTTATGGCCTGAGTTCTGGTCTTTAGAGGAACTAACTTCT